TAACCTCATAGGCTTTACTAAGGTGCATAAAAGAACCTCAGGAGTACGGTTCGCACCAGAAGCAAACAGATTTATTTTTCCTATATTCTCCCCTGACATGGAACGCAGGGGGGTTGTGCTAAGGTCATACACAGGAACAAAACCTAAAGCACTGACCCGTATGGACACAGAAGAACCTAGTATCAGTTGGTATACAGATGGAAACCGAGAGAAGTCTCTCATCATTGTAGAGGATATACCGTCAGCGGTAAGGGCATCCCTGTACACCAACTCAGTAGCATTGTTAGGCACACACACTGCCCAGAAGTATATGTATGAGATAACAAACCATGCAGACAATGTTATATGGATACTAGACAATGATGCGTCTAGCACAGCACTGAAGCACGTCAAGGAACACAGGTTGTTGTTCAAGACGAGTAAAGTCCACATACCGACTAAGGACTTAAAGAATATGTCGGAACCAGAGCTATCATCTTTAATGGAACGCCTAGTACACAAGAACAATAATAATGGGGCAACAAACAATGACGGAAGGAGTCAATTATGAGTCGCAAACACTCGCGGCAGCGTATCAAGACCGCAAAGCATGGGAACAACTCAGCAATTATGCAGAGCATGGGGACTTTTCTGAGAGAGGAAAAATCGTCTGGGAGGCAATATCCGCGTACTATCAAAGGGATGAAAACGCTGACCACTGCTCCAGACAAGAACTTGATGGACAGATTTCGCTCAAAGTTAAGCGGAGCGAACATAGACAACTATTTAGTGATATCATCCGCTCGATTGATTCAGATGATGTATCACCACCAAACGCCGTTGCCTACCTTCTGGGACTTAAGCGTGAGAATACCGCGCTTGCGCTTGCCTCAGCACTCGCCGCTGGAGCAAAACCCGAAAAAACTCAACCGCTTCTGGAAAGGTATGCCAATCTATCCCAAGAAGAAAGTCTTGACAAAACAGACCTAGACGTACTACAGGACGTTCCCTTAGAGTCCGTTTTCAGTACTAGGTATGATGCAGAGAACTTGATACAGGTGTATCCCCCTGCCCTATCTGAGAGGATAGGCGGGGGTCTGCTCAAGGGGCATCATGCAATCCTTTATGCTAGACCGGATTGTGGCAAGACTCTCTTTGCCCTCAATGCAGCATATGGGTTCCTAATACAGGGCTTTAAAGTCCTATACTGTAGCAATGAGGAACCTGCTGCTGACATTCAGGCAAGGCTTATCCGCAGATGCACAAACCTACCGAAAGAGGAGGTGGCTAAAGACTTTGACCAAGCCACGGCTATTGCACATGAGGCAGGATACAAGAACTTCCTGCTAAAGACTATGGAGCCGGGAAGTCCTGCACTCATTAGCTCTCTTGTAGAGAAACACAAGCCTGACGTAGTGATTGTAGACCAGTTGCGTAATCTTGAGGTAGTTGAGGACAACAGGACACAACAGCTAGAGAAGATAGCACAGTCTTTACGCACAATAGCACAGAAGCACCAAGTCCTCATGCTCTCTGTAACGCAGGCAGGAGCCTCTGCAGAGGGTAAGGGCATACTTAGTATGTCTGACGTGGATTCGTCCAATACAGGCATACAGGGAGCCTGTGACGTGATGATAGGTGTAGGTATGACACAGGAAGATGATGAGATAGGACGGAGAGTAGTATCATTAGCAAAAAATAAGTTTGGTAGGCATGACAGTTTCCCAGTCTTTGTCAACTATGAGACAGGGGACGTGAGGGACAGGCTATGAACGTGGACAAGCGTTATGCACCTGTCTTGATTATAATTTTAGTTATCTTTATAATTGTGAGGAGCAGTTCATGATGAAGGCACTATGGGTAGGTATACAGGTGTTAGCTTGGTGTTTGACTACAGTTTACCTTATTGCGGGCAAAGTACTTGCCCCAGTGATGGTAGCAGTAGGTATCTGGACAGGCTGGCCTAAATGGTGCTGGCCTTGGAACGCTATGGTCAATAAGAAAAGCACTGGCACATACTATGATGGGTGGTATGCAAACATAGACAGCACCAACCACACACCACTATCAAGGTGGGCGTGGAACAAGGATGGGTTTTGGCGAGAGTACTACTGGCGTAATCGCAATGGCTTTAGTAATGGTATGCGCTATGCCTTTCCTTTCACAGAAGCCAAGGACATTTGCCGCACTCAATGGAAGTACGGATTCTATGAGTATGACACACAGCACAAATGGATGGCACGTATCAGGTGCAGCTACCCCATTGGTCTAGGCTTACGTATCACATTTTATGTAGGGTTTAAAATCGACCGTACTGAAGGCAGTGGCTTCACCAACAGACTGCCCTTCAGGATTCGGAGGGATGATTGATGGATGCGGAATTGATAAAACTCAGGGAGCGCATCCAGCAGCTTGAGGCTGTCATAAAAAGCGCCCCGCATACCGCATATTGTCAATCTGGGGACACAGATGAAAACGGCGACATGGTGAAATGCGAGTGTTGGAAAGCCACAGTGAAGGAGGATAAAAAAGGATGAGAAAACATTATGACATTATGGTTGACCTTGAGAGTCTGTCACTACGCCCAAGTTGTGCAATTCTACAGATTGGAGCAGTTGTGTTTGACCCTTATGGGCGGGGCATTATAGGCAAGCCCTTCCTAGTATCTGTGAAGCAGTACAGCTACTTGGACGACAAGTACAACAAGTTTCACATTGACCCTGAGACTGTTGACTGGTGGACTACTCAGTCTGAGGCTGCAAATGCTTCACTGGAATTACGGCTCGTAGATAACTTGGAGGAGGCTTTAGAGAAGTTCTTCTTCTGGATAACTAAGACCCCATTCCATAGGAAGAACGCAACTGACTCATGTATCTGGGCACAAGGGTCACAGTTTGACATAGCTGCCCTTAACCTTGCATCGGCTGAGTTAGGTGTGACACCACCGTGGCAGTTCTACCAAGAGCGGTGCTGTCGTACTGTGATTGAGGACACGTACAGGGAACTTCTACCTTATGAAGTTGTCCAATACCCTGATGATTTGACTGCACACAGGGCTGACCACGATGCAATTAGACAAGTATATAACTTACAACTAGCACTAAGGGCAAAAAATGAAAATAACGAATATGCCCCATTTTCTGAGGAACCCCAATCCTGAGCTATATCTATCTGACAATTATATAGTTCTTGATTTTGAAACAACTAACCTAGACAAGGGCTCTGCCCTAAACAATAACAATAAGATAGTGCTGTCAGTGTGGAAACACACTGGCAGTAAACTACACCATAGCTGGAACAACGAGTTTGACTTAGAAGAACTAACAAAAGCAGTTGAACAAGCAGACTTCTTAGTAGCACACAACGCTAAATTCGAGCTTCAATGGCTTGCTAGATGCGGGCTTGACCTGTCCAACGTGTTAGTATATGACACGATGATAGGTGAGTACGTCATAGGCGGTAACAGGTGGAAGTACGGACAACTCAGCTTAGATAAGATAGCGAAGAAGTACGGGCTAGGAGGCAAGGAAAGCCTTGTGTCCAAACTCATTAAGCAAGGGGTGTGTCCCTCTGAGATACCTACAGAATGGCTACACAGGTACTGTGAGCAGGACGTTAGGCTGACTGAGAACCTCTTTCTATTGCAGAGAGAGCAGTTGTTGGCAGAGAAGAAACTAGCTGTCCAGTTCACACGGTGTTTACTGACACCAGTACTAGCTGACATTGAAACTAACGGTATGCAACTAGATACCCCTAAGGTAGAGGAGGCGTACAAAAAGGCACAGAAGCTAGAGAAGAAGCTAACAATTGAGCTAAACAAGATTGCAGTAGGAGTCAACTGGAGTTCCCCTCAGCAAGTAGCAGAGTTAGTGTACGGGGACTTAGGTTTTGAGGAGTTAAAAGACAGGAGTGGCAATGAAATAAGAACACCAACGGGTAAAGCCAAGGCAGACAAGGAGACCCTGCCCAAACTTAAAGCTCGTACAGCAGAGCAGAAAAAGTTCTTGGAGTTATACGGCAAATGTCGTGGGGCAAGGACGCAGTTAAGCAAGTACTTAGAGAAGTTTAAGGAGTGTTGTGACGAGAGTGGAGGGTTACTACAAGCATCTTTTAATCAGACTGCAACGTCAACCCACCGTCTGTCTAGTTCAGGCAAGACACAGTTCCAGAACTTCCCTAGGATATACAAGCACTTCTTTAAAGCTAGACACGAAGGATGGGGAGTTGGGGAGTCCGATGGAGCGCAGCTAGAGTTTAGAGTTGCAGTTCACCTAGGACGGGACAGACAAGGCCTAGCCGATATCCTGAATGACATAGACATACACTCATTCAGTGCTGGCATCATCTTTGGTGCTAAGAAGAATGAAATGGAGGAGAGTGAGTATAAGAGATACAGACAGAACTCTAAGGAGCACACATTTAAACCCTTATACGGAGGTACGTCAGGGACACCTAAAGAGAGGAAGTACTATAAGTTCTTCAGGGAAAGGTACACAGACATTACAAATACCCAGAACAGGTGGATAGACACCGTACTGACTCGCAAGAGTCTAGTAACAGAGTGGGGTATGGAGTATTTCTGGCCTGACACGAAGATAACAGGGTCTGGATATGTGGTTAACACCACCTCTATCTGTAACTACCCTGTCCAAGCACTGGCTACGGCTGAGATTATACCGATTGCACTAGTATATTTCTGGCATAAAGCTAAACGCTTGGGTCTAAAGTTATTTGTTGTGAATACGATACACGATTCAATCATTGCAGAAGTTCCTCCTGATGAGGAAGATATCTTCCACGAGCTATCGAAACAGTGTTTGATTGATGATGTATACCCTTACTTATCAAAGGTTTACAACATTAACTTTACAGCACCGTTAGGGTGTGAAACAAAGATTGGTGAGTTTTGGAGTACTGGTAAAGAAAAAGTTTACCAAGCAGACGAGGAACTTTACAAAAGTTCTGTTGTCTAAGCATACATACAACAATAATAACAAAGAGGTATGAAACTATGGCACAAGCCACAGGAACAGTAGCACAAGTGTCAACTAAGACGTGGGGGCCAGATAATATTCTGCTCTACTCTTTCCAGTTGACAGGTAATGGTGATTGGTTCAGGACTGGTCGCAACCAGCCTCCATTTGCAGAGGGAGCAAGCATTAGCTTCAACTACTCTGATGATGGTAAACGGAATGTAGACCTTAAGACAGTTGCACCTGCAGCAGGTGGTGGGGCACAACCAGCAGCTATGGCGCAACCGGCAGCAAGTCCTACACCAACACGGCCCACAACAACTAAGAACGACTATTGGGACAACAAAGATAAGTATGACAAGGAGGTCAGACAACCTGCTATTGAGTGGCAGGCAGCACGTAACGCTGCAATTTCTCTTGTAGCTATCATGGCGCAGAGTGACTCACTTCCGGGCGTAACTGCTAGTTCTAAGCCTGCAAAGAGGGCTGAAATTATAGAGAGTACGGTAGACCACTACACGCAGAAGTTTGCTGCTGACCTGCCGCACCTGACTAACAATGACGCTTAATATTACTGGCTCAGGTGTTGTATACACCAATGACTATTACATTGTATCCGTTGAGGACAGTGTAGGGGCTGGGACAGTAGAAACTGAGGGGGCGGAGTATAAAGTCTTCTATATTGCCACTAACACGGTAACAGGCGTTGTAGAACTGAAGCACCCAAGTCTCCCTGTGATACTCCACAATGTAGAACGCTGGTCTATGGATTTAGAGAATGAGTCTTATCTATGGGCTAGACAGAGTGGGGATTACTCAGAAGATGAGTACGGGGAAGAAGGACTGCTTGACGTTGAAGTAGAACTAGAAGAAGAACCACAGAAGCACTAATAACAATATGAAGATACACGTAGACGGAGACGTTATTAAATATCGTGCTGGTTTTGCAGCAGAGAAGATGCACTACTATCTGGATATACATTCAGAGGGGCATCTAGTTGAGTCCCTTCACTTTGACTACAAGAAGGACTTAGACGCACACTGTAAAGACCGGCCTGAGTTGCACGGGGATAACTGTATAGTCCGCAAGGAGCGTATAGCTGAACCAGTAGAGAACGCTCTACATAACGTCAAAACTCTAATTAGTGGTATCGAAGAGTTCTTTGGTGGTGGGGACCTTATCATTTACTTGAGTGGTAAGGGAAACTATAGGGAGGGGGTTGGTGAGCTTATCTATGCTGACCATCCCTGTCCCGGCTACAAAGCAAACAGGAAGGACGCACATCGTCCTGTACATGGCCCAGCTATCGTTGATTACATACAGAAGCAGTACACGTATGTAACAACTGAAGATGAAGAAGCAGATGATGCTATGGCTATTGCTCACTACTCTTTGTGGCTACGTGACCCAGATTCAACTTGTATAGCAACTACGGACAAAGACTTGGACATGATTCCGGGGCAACACTTTAACTTTGTCAAAGAGGAGCATTACGAGATTGACCCTGAGGATGCGGACATAGTGTTTTGGAGGCAATTACTGACAGGTGACGGAACTGATAATATTCCTGGGATTAAAGGAGTGGGCCCAAAAACCGCTGCTAAGGTAATTGCTTCCGAGGCCTCTGCTACAGAAGCATATGCCATAGCTCTAGAGTGCTATGAGAAACAGTACGAGGAGGATGCCGCGCAAGCTTTGTTAGAGAACGCACGGCTCATATGGATACGGAGGAAGGCAAATGAGTTTTGGAACGCCCCTACTGGGTGAGGGGTTATTGTTATCACTAGCTGTATTTGCAGTCTACTTCTGCTATGTGTTCTTACGCGCATTTCAGCAGCAGAATGTCATACACGCTAACTGGTTAATGATAGCACCTATATCAATGGCTATGGCTTTCGGTGATGCATACATCATCCAAGCAGTAGCTGAACATGGAATAGCATTATGGTGGGCAATGGGTGTTGGAGGCTTTACAGGCTGCTGGTTCTCAATGTGGATACACCGGAGGTATTTTAGCAATGCAAAAAGTATATATAGACCGAGCGCGGGGGCGACTTCTCGCAGAGCAGAACTTCTTCGCACTAGAAACAACACTCTCAGACGCGAAGGCTAAGAACTTAATAGCCCTGTCACTGTTGTTTGATGTGTTCAGGAGCTACCTTGAGGAGCTAGTGATGGATGAGGCTGCTCCTATGCCTAAAGAACTAGAGGAACACTTTAATGCCAAGAGCAATAAGGGGAAGAAAGTATCGAAGTCGGCTAGAAGCGGACGTAGCAAGAAAAGCGCAAAACTCAAAGATAGCATTTGATTACGAGCCTTTCTTTATACCGTGGGAACAACCTGCTAAGAATCGTAAGTACAAGCCTGACATGGTCTTGGAGAACAATGTAGTAGTAGAGGTCAAGGGCAGACTAACTGTTGAGGACAGGTTCAAGATGCTCAAGGTCAAAGAACAATGGCCTGAGCTTAGAATCAGGTTCGTGTTCAAGAGGGACGACTGGTTGACCAAGAGTAAGAAACATAAGTACTCGCACTGGTGCAAGAAAAATAACTTTAAATATGCAATTGGGAGGATACCAAAATCATGGGCGAACGAAGAGCACAGAGCCCTACCGGCTGGACTTATCAAGTAGGCGATGTCAACTCAGAGGAGAAAGGAAGTGGAGCAAGAGCGAATCAAGGCAAAACAGAGTTTCATCTTGTCCCACTCTCACTGCTCGAAGGAACAGCTCAAGTCTTCATGTATGGGAGAGACAAGTATGCAGCATGGAACTGGGCAAAAGGGATGGACTGGTCAATTCCGTATGATTGTGCGCAGAGGCATTTATCAGCTTGGTTCTTTAAGAAGGAAGAACTGGACGTTGAAAGCTCTCTTCACCACATTGACCATGCTATTTGCAATCTTATTATGCTTAAACATTTCCTAGAGTATTACAAGGAAGGCGATGATAGACCCGATAGATTTATGGACAGAGGAGCTACTGGCACAGCAGAGGAGGACGTACGAGATTCTGTTTAAGGATTTGTACAAATGGTTAAATGATAACAATAACAAAACCTGAGTTACAACATATAGCAGACCTCATTGAGGAACTTGAAGCTATCATTGACGCTGACACTGAGGAGGGACAGCTCATACCATACTACCTAGTAGAACGTAAAGACATTGTTAAACAAATAGTAGAGGAAAAGTATGCCGAAACAAACTAAATACACAGGCATGAAGGTCTTAGAGATTGACATAGAGACAGCTCCGCATAGAGTTTATGCATGGGGTCTGTTCAAGGAGAACATCTATATTGATAGGGTTATCTCTCCGGGGTATACTCTGTGCTTCGCTGCTAAGTGGCAGCATGAACGCCCAGTAATCTTTAAGAGCTTGCATAGCGACACAAAAAAGGATATGCTTAATACGGCATGGGACTTACTGAATGAAGCAGACGTAGTTGTACACTACAACGGGAAGCGGTTTGATATCCCAACTCTGAACAAGGAGTTTGTGCTCAACGGTATGGTTCCACCAACCAACTATAAGCAGATTGACCTGTACCAAGTGGTGAGGTCTAACTTCAGGTTTGCTTCAAACAAGCTTGACTTTGTATCTGAACAGCTAGGCTTAGGGACTAAGGTGGCTCACAAGGGTATGGAGTTGTGGCGTGATTGTATGGATGCACTCAACTACTCCAAAAAGGAGAAAGTACCTGCAAGGCTGCAGAAGTCATGGCGCACGATGAAGACGTACAATATACAGGACGTTAAGCTACTGAGTTCCTTGTATAACGTACTTCAGCCGTGGATTAAGTCACATCCAAATAGGGCTCTGTATATGGACGACCCAAGCACACCTACCTGCCCCAACTGTGGTGGCACTAAGGTAGTTAAGAAAGGGGTTGAGAGGCCTTCTAAGATTAATGCTTACCAGCGTTACAAGTGTAACACCTGTGGAGCTAACTCTAGGAGTCGTCTGCCATTGACAGAGAATGTTAAACCGAGCATAGTGTGAAGACTTTTATTATAATTATACTATGTATAGTAATTTACGTATTGGTGAACACATCATGAAGTTTTTAGATGGTATTATAATGATTTTACTGGCAGGGCTAGCTATTAAAGGCTTCTATCAGGAGGACGCGGCACTTGGCTGCGTCTCCTTGGTAGGTGTTCTAGGCTACTTACGCCTGACTCACAGTGATATTCTGTAATGGTTGATGTAACAGATTTAGGAGACTCTAAAGTTCTCCAGCATACAGTCCTAGAGAACAGGGACGGTGGTGTATGGTTCGCTATATACCACAACCCTGATGGGCTTGACGTTGAGTGCCAGTTCGCTGAGAAGCCTAAAGGACAGGCAATGAGTAGTTTCTGTGACCAAGTTAGGAGAACACTAAGTGAGCGAGAAAAGGCAGAGGAGAATAAGAAGAAGCGCGAAGCGGCTGCACGTAGAGATGCTGAGGAACGGGAGGCTCCCAGCCCCCCAGAACCCAGAGGACGTGATGATGCAGCTCCGAGCGATAGAGAAAACTTTAAAGAGAAACTGGAACGCAGAGCCAGAGAGAACGAGTCAGTTGCTGAGTCAATTCGTCAGCAAATCAACACCCTCTCAGGACAGCTAGAAGATTTAACCAATGAAAAAGCCGCTGTAGAAGCGGCCTTAGAGGTGTATAATGGTAGACAGATTGATACAAGACCCACATCGCCCAAGTCTGGACGCAAGCGAGATAGGTCAGTTCAAAGCAAGGATGCTAAAGCTGGAGCAACAACTGATGGAAAAGCAGGAAAGGATTGACGTGTTGACTGACTCTCTCAATAGAGAGCACACAAGGTCAGAGTATTTTAGAAAGCAATGCACTTGCGGAGCATACGATGAGTGAAGCAGCAGTACTACCTCATGACCTGTTCATAGACAGGTGGGCACGTTTGTTCCTGTACAAGTACCACTCTATTGGCCCTAAAGAGGCTGAGCATTGGGCTAATGTGCATATGAACAGACGGGACTTTAAGCGCATTAAGAAGCGCATTACTGAGCTCAGTTCTTTGCCGTCTTTATAATCTGATACACAGCCTGAGCCACCTGCTCAGTGTATATCTCATTGGCATAGAGCTCATCGTATCCTAGGAGGCCATTAACCATGTGGACGACCTCGTGACAGAAGGTTGTCCACCTCTGGGTACTCCTCAAAGATGCATCAATATAAACACAAAGACCGTCAAGGTCTGCTAAACCATTGACGGCCACACCGTTCTCGTCCTTTAAGTCTTTTACTTTCTTTACGACGATACGGTTCCCAAATAGCTGGAACTCTTTAGGACAGTTTGAGTTTGGATGCAGCATTAAGCCTGATACCAATAGAGGCTAAGCTATGTGCCACAAACACTGTCTGTAACCACAGAGGCCATCCTTGCATTATAAGTACAGCTTGAGCCACAAAGGGCTGTAGTACTGGGATAGCCCCAGCAAAGAAGAACACCCACAGGGCGATGCTGTTCAGCTCATCCTTCCACCCTGATTGTTTCCAAGCTTCCGTAGCCCAAGACACGTCTGCAGCAGAGTCTACCTTCTTCTGTTCTGCGGCTGCCTTGGCTGCTTGTGCTGCCCACTCTGCTCTCTGGGCTGCATTCTCTAAGTCAGCAATATTCCTTTCGTGTTTACGGGCGTTGCGGTTATCAATACCCTTCACCACACTCTCTACTACCTTCCCTATAATTGGTATACTCATCAATAACCTCTTAACTTATCAAGCTCTGCCTGCCTCTTAAGCAGCTCTTTTTCTAATCTACGTCTACTTAGCTCGTCAAGAGCGTCTGCGCCGTGCTCTATTGAGTACAGTTGGTCTGTGATATCATCAATAGCGTCTACTGTGTGGCTAATCTGTGCCTGCACCTGCTGCTTGGCTACTTTATCTACCCCGTCCTTCATAATCTTAGCGGCTTTATCTTTACCCTCTTGCGTTATTGTCTTGCCTGTGTGGGCGAGGTACTGGTCGTCAATGTCCGCCAGCCTTTTCTGCATAGCCTTTGTGATTCTACGCTCATCCAAAGATTGATTCTTCTCGAACCCCCTGTGTATTAGAGCTCTGTCCACCTCAGAGTATTGCTCCTTTAAGTCGCGAGACCTTTCCGCTGCTTTTACTCTAGCTGTTTCTAGTCTATTGCCTTCTACTATAGAGAGCTCATCCTCAAATCTTTGGGCATTGGTCATACGCTTTTCCCCAAACTTAGAGGCCATGCGCTCTTGTAACTCCTGCCCAAGTATATACTTATCAGCTTCTTTAGACACCTCTCTGCCCACGGGTGTCCCATCAACCTTTACCCACATGCGCTGGTATGGGTCGTAGTGCGCAGTCTCCCTTCCAACAAGCTCTTCCACCTGTATGCCTCTGCTGCGCCTAAGCTTATTTAGTTCTTTGTCACTAAGTTTAGGATAAAGCTTGTCCACCTCATTACTGATTCCCCTAGTTCCTACAGGGCCACGGTAAAGCTTATCTAAAGACTTCATGGTGGAGGGCTTGAATAATTTGTCCAGCTTGGTTACCTTGGTTATACCACCACCAACAAACCCTTCTGCTAACTCATAGGCAGCTTCTGCATCGCCCTCCATCGCCTTCTTCCAAGGCGCTGACACCTGCTCATTACGCATGTCAATGAACTGGCCAAAGGTCTTACCTCTGTCCACGGGTTCTGGAGGCATAGCATTGACTACAGCCCCCGGCATACCCCTCTCAAATGCACCTTGCAGTGAGTCTAGGTACGGGGATATCTGCATGTCAAGAGTCTCACGCCTCTCTTGTGGAGGGAGTGCTAAGAAGTCAGGGTCTTCCTGTTGTCTCTTTAAGAGCTGCCCATACTGGTACGAGTCCTCTATCGGGCCTCTAAACCTAGGGTCTGTCACTCTCCTCTTAGAGCCTTCAATAGCAAGCTTCTCTATCTTGTCTATGTGCCCAGAGAATAGATTTAACACCTCTGTAGGCTCTTGTGGAAAGCCCCCACCAGTGGGGTGCATCAACCAGACTCGCGCCTTCGACCTCTCCTGAGGTGTCCTAGCGTATTTGTAGTCAAGTAGCTGGGTAAAAGCCTCCTCTGACATACCCATCTGCTTACGCAGCTCAAAGATTTTTGACCTGTTAGGGTTTTCTCTTATTGTCTTGTGTCTGAACTCATGTCTAAGGTTAGTGTCTGTATCAATGGCGTCTGTGCCACGGGCGTCCACTACGTTAGCTATTTTGCCTCGCTCAAGCGTTTTCCCATCTAATACAGATACCTCCGTAGTTCTCTTATTCCACGGATTATGCACGGCTCCTACATCTTTAAACTCATCAGGAAACTCAAAAGGTGCTACTACATCTTCGTCATACCTAGGCCACGGAGTGTCCCCTGCTGAGAACGGGCCATGCCCAGTTGGGCCGTAGTAGTCCTTGTTAGGGTCAAACTGCTTTAAAGGAGTAGGCTCTTCCTCTTCATCCGTACCTGCAAACAGGTCAATAAGGTTGCCCACAATAGAGAAAGGCCTATCAAAGGCTCTCTTACGCTCACTCCTAGCAAATGATTTTAGTTTATTAGCCATTCTTGTACATCAAAGCAAGGGCAAGCTTTATCACTCACCTCGTTATGTCCGATTACTTTAGCGTCTGGATACATTCTTCGTAGAAACTCTACAGTTGTGCTCAAGCTTTTCCACTGGTCTATCGTGTAGTTCTCTTCGGGCTCTCTCTCTTCGTTCGCGCCGCCAATCATACAGATACCAACTGACCTCAAGTTGGAACCCCTTACGTGTGCGCCTACCGCATCCACATGCCTTCCAGCCTCTACTGAACCGTCGCGCCTTATCACAAAGTGATACCCAATTCCGTCCCAGCCACGCTCCTTGTGCCATTCGTCTATCGTGTCCCTTCCAATATCCATACTGGGTGGAGTGGCAGCACAGTGGACTACAATGTAGTCTGTGTATTCCCTCACTGTACGCCCCTAGCTTCTTTCTCTCTGTCCATAGCAGTGCCACCACTACCATTCTGCTGCATCTGCTTCTGGATAGCTTCCATGATTCTTGGGTTGGCTTGAACCTCAGGCGGGAGTGAGTTCATAAACTCAATCTGCTTCCTAAAGGACTGTCTCTGTTGCTGCGCCTGCTGTATACCGTACAGGGCTGCAGCTACTTGGTCGTCCTCTCCTCTCCACCACTCAATGTGGTCACTACGGAGTTTATTACCTTTGACACCTTCCCAACCCTCTCCAATAAATATACCTACTTGGTCAAGGATAGTAGCTATAGCAGCAAAGTCTCCGGGCTTAACCCACTTGAGTTCATTGTACTTAGCTAACTTTTTAGGGTTAGTCATTATGTCGCGCAACGCTTTGTTACCATTCTCTTTGAGGATACGGGTAATAGCAGTAAGACCACGTTGTTTCTTGGACAGAGGCCCAAGCAATGCCCTTGTAAGCTGTAGTATAGCAGGCTGTGCAGAGTCCTTAGAGGCCTGTGCCATACCACTCTTATCAATCATCTTCAAGACAGCCTGCAAGTCCTGCAACTGGCTAATGTACTTATTCCCGTAGAGCACTCGTAAACGCTCCCCTTGAGTGTCTAGCACCTTAGCTAGGCTTGAGGAGTTAACCTCTAAGCCACCAGTCTTGACCAGCTCATTGTCTAACCACTTGGCTCCATTAGCTTGAATATCTTCCCAAAGTGCAGGAGCTATCTTGCTAAGCCTTGTCTTAAGGTTACGCACTTGGTTAAGTGTGAGCTTGTTTGTGAGCATATCCTCTACAAGGTTACCTGCATAGAACTTCTCATCAGTAACCATGCCAATGCCATACTCCTTCTCTAAAGCGCGTTTGACTGCTCCTGCTTTTCTATTGAGGGTATCTACGCTCTGTAACAGAGAACCAGAACCTTGTATATGCTCAGCCTGCTCTTTACCAAAGATTAAGTCCATATGGTCAGTGTAGTCATTCATGAACTGCTCGTGGCCAGCCAGTGTAGGCTTACCGCCCTTAAACACCTTCTCCTTATACATACGCAGCAGCTCTTCTCCCAATGCTGCCTTGTGGGCAGGGGATGCACCAGTAACCTCTAGTATGTCTGAGAGGCCTCCAGTATCTCTAGGCTTGAACACTATGTCTGCTACAGCAGCAGGGTTGTTCTTAATCTTATACCTAAGAACCTTCTTACCCTTCTCTTCTACTGCTACTAAAGCAACAGTATCTGACACTACACGCTTATCAGTAAAGATGTTATAGTTCTCGGTGGCACGGGCTGCATTGTCCCATGACTCAATTACCTTAGCACCATAGTCCGCAGACATGGCTTTGCCACTCTTGTTCACATAGCGGTTAGGGTCTCTCTTAAGGGTCTCTAAGGAATCAATAAGGAAACTCATATCGTGGATATTCCACCCATCAGGGTGCTTACCCTCTTTAGCAATACGCACCTGCCTCTTAAGGTCAGACAGTAAGTACTGCACCTGCACGGGGTCTAGCGTCCTCTGTGAGAGAAACTCAAGGCCATCATCTTCAGTTACGCCTCGCTTGCGCAGTGCTCTAGCTTCGTCAGTGAAGCCCATGTTTTCCCTAATACTTGCCTTAGACCTTTGTATACTCTTAGAGAGCGCCATCTGCTCGTCCTTGGACATACGGTTAGCCCACTGCAGTATAGGGGAAGGCCTGCCATCTATAGTCGTGTTAAGGAGGTGTACGCCAGTGTTGCCAGTCTTAGGGTTGTACTGGACACGGCTCTCAAAGCCTCCTTTAGATTTCCACGCTCTGTCCTCTTCCATCATGAGTCTATCAGCATTCTGGTTGATAGCATTCTGCTCTGAGACCCAGTGGTCAGGTTTGTATACCCTGTCACTTACGTCTCCACCATACTCAATGATATCTGCCTCAGCCTGAGCAAGGTCACTCTGTGCTCCCTTAAGGCTAGTACCTGTGCCGGGGGCTAAGTCATGCTGTAAAGCTTGCTGAGCTTTCTGTCCAGAACTGGCAGAAGTGTTTAAACTCCTTGGGCCCCCACGGACAGTGACCTGCCCATGTATAGAGTCAAGAGTACGCTGTGTCTCAAACCTATTACTTATCTCTATCCCTTTGAGGAACTCAGAAAACTTATCCTTGGCACGGCGCATGACGTTCTGCTGCGCCACAAGCACCACAGGGTCTCCTGTCAGCTCTCCTGCTGCAAGGTTATACTGAGACCCAGTCTCACGCTCCAACCTCTCTACTATCTTGAGGTTCTCAGACATCTCAGCCACTAACTGCTCATACTCCTCATCAGTAAGGTCTAAGGGTCTGCGGCTGTTGCGTATACGCCTAACAAGTCCCATACCAGCACCAGCCACTAGCTCACTAGAGCCTGCCATCATAGCGTCAAACCATGCTTGGTCGTCTGTGATAGTATCAAGAACACTCTGAGGGACGCCAAACGTCTTAGCAATTCCCTTCTGTATCTTAGTAACTGTATATCCAGCGGCTGCTGAACCAGCAGAAGCTAGTAACACAGAACCAGTAGGACTCTTGCCTGCTGCAGCGCCTGCTGCGGCTGCTGAGGTCTCTATCACAGCTCTAGGTACTTCCACCCCTAAGAAGTCAATAACGTCGTCAGGGGCCATACCCTCCCTGTTAATGAGGGTCTTGCGGAGCTGTCCTGTCTCTTCATCTAACCTGTAGTAGGCTGGTTGGGACGTAGTAAGGTCTTTAGTTACGATAGCCCTGTTATCAGGCCATTCAATACCCTGACTCCTTAGCTTCTTCCTTGCAGCTATCTCCACTAAGCCCAGTACGGCTAGAGGGAAACCGCGCAACAAATGGATTGATGCACCTTCATCAGTTGAATAGGGGAAGTCAATGCCTGTGGACGTATCTACACCATTCTGCCTAGCCATAGCGTAGTAGTCTTCGGACTGGGGGTTCTCGTAGTCAATGGGCCGTCTTGCAGGGCCAGACGGTGGGTTGGGGAGCCCAAGAGGGTTAGCCATAAAAGCCATAGGAGGGGGCGCGTAAACAGTGCCGTCACCAATAGGCTCCTCTGAAATCATGGGCTGAACAGCTTTCCACTTTTTATCCTGTGACCATGTATCCAAGGCGTTCAAGGCCTTGTCCATGTCAGGGGCAGACATGTTTATCTGTCCGTCATAGTGTGCGGCTATAGAGTCCTGCACCATCTGTGCATCCTCATCTGAGCCAAGCACGAGTGGGCCTGCTTCCTGTGAAGCACGTTGCTCTATACGCTTGCGTATAGAAGCCTTCTCTTCCTCAGAAAAATTAGAAGCTTCTAAGTCAGCCAGCACGGCTGCTTTATCAAACTCAGGCCGCATTACTGGGCACTGTTGAGGTTATGTCTGCGCAAAAAGTCAGCGGCTGTTTCTGATGTGGGCATAGCTGTCTCTTCCTGCTCTTGCTCAGGCTCAATACCCTCACCCAGTACTCCCTCGTTCTCTGTAGTACCAACATCCCTGAAGGGGTCAATCTTGCCATACACACTCTCGAACCTAGGTTTGGATACCTCCTCATAGTACTTAAGTGCTGCAGGGTCAATGATAGGTCTAGGGCCACTCTTGGCATAGTCAGGGAGAGTCCTGTAGTTGATGTAGAAGGTGCGGTCAGCTTCTGTCATCTGGTCAACCATGTTGTCAGAGAGCTGTTTCAAGTTACTTGATGCACCACCTGATATGGTGTATGCATTCTTGAAGTCTTGGTCAGAGAACTGTCGTCCCTGTGGCTCAAAGATACGCATGTTCGCCCATGTAAGGCGCACTAACATAGCTCCGTACCTACGGGCTACGTCACCATTAGCTCTGATGCTGTCTACTATAGACTGGTCAAGACCCCAGCTTTCTGCTATGTCTCCTATCTGGTCTTGTGGTATGCTTTTGAGGTGCTTGTCAAAGTAGCTTGTAGCTTCTGCTGAAGAGGGGCTAGAGGCCATCACTCGGCCCCCCTCATCGCCAATACCAAGGAACTCATAGTCAGGGTCGCTATTCCTTACAAAGGAAGTAGCAGCATCAACAAAATCAAAGGTCTTCGTCAAGAAGGCTGTGAGCTTACCAGCACCATCAAACACTGGGCCAGTGGTTCCATCAGGAGATACTTTAATGACCTCCCTCAAGACACCTGCCATGTCTGTAGCAACTGCAGAAAACTTAGTTGCAGCACCAAGAGAGATACGGTGGTTCTCTGCGGCCTTAGGTGATACTGAGGATTTGGGGGTAGCTGGTTTATGTTTAGCAGGAGGCTTCCTTGGGGCGTATGTAGTGAAGTTACCTGCTAGCTTAGTTACTGGGGCTGCTGGGTTAGCTGCTTGATGCAGGTTACCAGTCTCAGGGTTTATCCAGCCTGTCTGTGGGGCTGCGCCATACTTGGCGTCAGTGTCCCAAGCATTAACAAACTTACCCCGCTGGTCTCCCTTGCCCGCACCATTCCTGCCACGCAGGTAGGTAGCATTGGCCCTGTTCTCATCACTCTCTGTTCTAATCTTTTCAAGCTCTGCAGATGCAGACTCTTTCGCAGCTTGCTGTTGAACCTGTTGCTGGCTTATCATACCCACCAGTTCATAGTCCCCGTGCTTTCTGGCAGCGTCCATAGCTGTCCTCGCCTGCACATCCAGCCTCTCTTGAGCAGTGAGTACCTGCCCTTCTTGATTAGCTAACCGCTCAAAGCTTATTGCTGCTTCATTGGCCTCATTGAATATACGGGCACGTCTAGTCTCAGTCGTGTCAAGCTCAACTTGTTTTCCTTTGCCCAAAAGCTTAGCGAGGCCCTGTCCAAGAGCGTAGCCACCAGCGAACTGTTTGCCCCCCTGTGAGGCAGCTTGGAAGTCCCGGCGTCTCTCATCAGCAGCCTGCCGCCTCTTACGGGCAAGTTGCTCTTCCTCAGACTCTAAACCAAGGCTGTCATAAAAAGATAATTGTGTTTCATCTGACATTATAGTACCTTACTATAGTCAACTGCTTTAAAGCCTGATGGGGTATCAATTGCTGCATGAGGGACCTCATCAGCCATCACGCCAATCTGGCGCTCAGCATCATCTGCATCCCACAAGTAGTGGAACTTGTACAGCTTGTTGCCACCAATACTTTTGCCTACATAGTCAACATTCTTCTTGAGGCGTCTGTCAGAAAATCCGAACCCTTCTGCCATACCGCCAAGGCCACCCAGCACGCTGCCCCAACCATTGTCAGTCGAGGAGGTCGTAGTAGTAATAGGTCTAGTAGCATTAGTAACACCTGTAGTACCTGCCATTGCAGCGTTCCACCAGTTAAGGAACTGGTTCTGCACAGCGTTCTCAGACTCAATTGAGCCAAGAGCGTTCTGAAGATTCTGCTGGTCAAGCTGATTACTGAAGTCGAACAAGCCCATCGAGTTCTGCATCCTCTGCTGAGCACGGGTAGCGTTGAGTTCGTTTAAGCCAACCCCTCGGTTGAACAAGTCTCCCTCAAACCCTGCCATACCTGACAGTGTGCCTAACTGAGTAGCAGCACCTTGGTTCATGATGTTATGGTACTGGTTCTGCTGGCCCATTGCAAAGTCTTTAGATGCAAGCTGGAAGCCTAAGTCCTGCTGTCTCTGTGCTTCATCTAAACCCCTTATCTGCCTAGCACCACCCTCAGTGCCTAAGACACCAGAGTTGATTAAGGACGATATCTTGCTAGAAGCACCAAAGTTGTTGTCCTTAGCCACGCCTGCGCGTAGCTGTCCAAGCATGTCTCCTTCTAGGCCTTTGAACTCATCGTTCAGACCACCTACGGATAGGTTCTGAGGCAAGCTGTTGAACAGGTTACCTAAACCACCACGGACGTTTGCAAGCATCCTAGGGTCTTGGGAGAATGCTGGCATGAGGCTAGAAGCCTGCTGGGCTCCTTGGTATCCGCCATAGATATCACCACCAGCCCTGTACCCAGCCATCCTTGGGTCTGCTGTAGGGTTTGCATACCCCGGCAAGAGATTCAAACCAGTCTGCCCAATACTCCCCATCTGCTGGAGAATGTTCATAGTAGCTGGGCTTGCGAACCCTGACGAGCCTAAGGTGAAGTTACCATCATCATCTTCTGTCCACCCCATGTTACCAAAGGGGGAGTCGATGCCTACCTGCTTGAGTGGAACATCATGGAGCTGTTGGCTCGATTCAGAGCCGCCCTTAATGCTATCTGTTAAGCCACTTAGCCAACCCATTACTCTAACCTCTCTAGAATCCTATCTAGTTTGTCTGCGTTGCTATCAAGTTCCTTCAAGATGACTTGCTGCCTTTCCTCTACACGAATTAGAACATCGTGGTCAGCATCCTGTATCTCCTTAATCTCTTCTATCTCTTCTTCATGGTTAGCTACGGTACTCTCAGTTTCACTTGTCCACTGTCCTATAGTGAAGACAGTGCCCCCAATACCCACAAAACCTGAAATAAGAATAGCCCCAATGCCCTTTATGAACATGCTGGGGGTTAGTACGTCTGCTACCATGATGAATCTTACCTTTATTTATTATTAAATGTAGTAACCAAGTACAACTCCAAGAACAAAAGCAGCTACTACTACTTTCTTAAGGTCTCTGTTCTTCTCTTTAAGAGACTTTGCTTTCTTCCACTGCTCTACGAATAGAGTGGACATTTTTTCATAGGCCTTAATAGGCACACTTGTATAACTCATAATGCTCTCCTTTATTATTTGGGCTATGCGCCCCTCTTGTCAATCCAGCCTTGTGTAGATATTGAATTGGATGGGGAAGATGATGTTCCTCTAGACCGTATCTGAGACGACGTATCCATAAGCAGTTCTAACCTACCGAACTTAGACCCGTGAACATCGTTGTCCGTAGACAGATAAAAGGTGTTTATAGACGAGGAGGGGGTACTATCTGTCTGCCGAGTTGCAGTAAACAGGATATAGCGAACGGCCGCTCCAGGGGGGTGGTACATACTTAAGTCAAAGAGACCAATTACATCGGTATCAGGAGGGGCAGACACAGTATGAAGAGCTGCAGAAGTAGACCAACTCACCCCTGTCACGTCTCTAGGAGGTACGTCCCATATGAATTTATCTCCTGTTTGGTGGTATGGAGTTATGTCTGAGGAGCCATCAGTCAGTATCCAGCCTATCTGTCTGTATAGGGTGTAGCCTGAGGTGTCTGCTAACAGTGCTGATGCGTCAGAGTTGGCTACAGAGTCAAACCCTGCATCAGTTGAGCCATCAGTGTGCCCAATCAAGAACACTCTGTACCATGTATCAATTGCTGGCGAACCTCCTGACAAGGTGCTAGGAAACCCACCAGCAGCCGTGCCGGGGGCCCATACGTTGTCAATCTGCTTAGTGAGTCCTGCAGAGACAAGACCATATTCACCTGTGTAATCTGCGGCAGTACCTGCTGCAACAGCTATGTCTGTAGTACCGCTAGTGCTCGTGCCTAACCCGTACAAATGTCCTTGGAGACAAGGGAGAGTACCACCATTTACATAGGGCATCTTCTCGAAGTCAACAGTCTGGTCAGTGGCATCAAAGGTTACTAATGTGTTACCTGCACCATCCCTGAACTCAACGTCATCTGTACTCTGAGGCTGTGTAATAGAGAATCTTAAGGCACTTGAGTCCCCTGAGTCCTTAACCTGTATAGTGTCTGAATCTGCAGAAGTATTATCTGACAGGAAGCTCGACTCTGCCGTCAGGTTCAGGGAAGTGGATGCAATTACTGCGAATACGGGTTGGGAGAAGACTGCTGCGCCTACGTTTATAACAGTGACCAGACCTCCACTTATAGCCATCCCGGTACTGGTAAACAGGTTAGTCCCTGCAGTAACATCACCATCCACATCACCAACTAAGTCAGCAGTAACGGTGTCAAAGGTGGGGCTACCTGTAGCCAAGAGTCCAAGGTCATCAAGAACATCATTAGTCTTGAGGGGGGTCATTAACTTAACATCGCTAGTACCCGTTTCTGCTTCTAGGGTTGTGGCAGTTATATACGCCACATAGTCATTCACCCTCTGGGGCGACATGAGCACACTCGTAGAGCTGCCAGCCTCTGCCTGTCCCTCTGTGGCTAAGTCAGCAGAGTCGTACTTACTGTTGACAGCCGTTTGGACAAGGTTGAATTCGTCATCTACCTCTGTTCCCTTTGCCAACTTGCCGGGGTCACCCGTTGGTAGGTCATCCTTAGCCTTAAAGTTAGTTCCTCTTGCAAAATTACTCATGCGTATCGTCCTATTTTAGATACTATATCAAGCTGTTGAAGGCCGAGAGTAGCGCCATTAATCTCTGCACTCACTCCAACCTTTAAATACTGGCCTGTACCAGAGCCGGGGATATGGAATGACCTGAGCCTCATGCCTCCTGACCATTCATACTCATCGTCTAGCACTGTCTCGCCGCCACTTATGTTACCGTCGTTCCACTCCATTAGTCCCCACTCATCTATTGCGTCACCCTCAAAGGTGACTGAGTGGCTGCGAAACGTAGAGTCAAAGTCCCACCACCACTTGTACATAACCTCGCCTGCAGAGGCGCTTTGCAGTACTGACTTTATTCTCTTCAGTATCTTCAAATAAGTGGCCACATCCTCACTCATCTCTAACCAGCCCGACTCATACTCAAACATATAGGGCTCACCATCATCTAAGTACCCAGCGTATGACCCCAGCTCTCCAGTAATACTGCCCAAAGAGAAAACGAAACTCTCATCCCTCCTATAAGACATAGCTGTAGGGGCCACAGTCCACTCAGATACCCTTGCTGCGCCCTCTTGGGTCAAGCCTGTCGTATCAAATGCAAAAGACCTGCTCTGCTGTGGGAAAGATAGTATGTACAGTCTGTCCTTGGCAGAATACTCAGCACGTATTGTGCCCAAGCCATCTGTTGACATTTCGGTATTGATGTACCGAATAAGGTGGTCTTGAATCTGTTTAGAGACTGCTGCCATTGGTGCTGACTTCTCTTGTATGAGCCGCCCAAGTGAGATAACACCGTACTCTGAGAGGAACCAAAGGTCTCCTTTGACTGCTCTAACGGAGTCTCTGGACACGCATCCTACACTTGAGATAGTATCTACTACTCTAAAGTCTGTCGCGGAAGGGTCTACACCGTCTGCAGCACCTCCTGAGTTATCAAATATAACTATCTGCTCTCTGCCAAAAACTATTAACTGGCCATTATGAGCCACAATAGCAGTAATAGTGTCAGTACCTTTGGGCCAGATTCGCTGCATATAAATAGCCCCAGCATCACCCGGAGCAGTAGCATCGTCCCAAATAGTCTCATCAAGAATATCACAGTATCTAATTGTGTGTCCTGAGCTTGTCGTTACCCATATCCTACCAAAGGCAGACAGGCCTACTCCCCCTGTAGGGATAGTGCCATCTGTGTCTACAGTTATTGCAGCAAAGTTTACTCCTGAATATATAATCGGGGTCTGTCCTTCCTGAAACCCTACGCACTTCTCTACGAAGTTCTGGAACTGCCAGTTGCCGTCAGTGATGGTCAAGGCCCCGTCAATAGATGCTGGGACGGTTGTTCCAGAGTATATGTCCGCGTCAGTTGAGCTAATCTGCTCTGTAGTACCATCAGACTTGACGTACTCAAAGGTCTGCTCAATAGCCTCTGCCACAGGACTTGTAGTGAGTGACTGGAACCCTTTACGTGCTCCTAACCTGCCAGTATCATCAATGACAGCGTTGTTCAGCTTCGTAGACCACTCAGGCCCAAGAATAGAGTTCTCCTCCTGCTTGTTTAACCCGTAAAATCCTGGGGATACCAAGGGAATCGGGAATATAGGGGCTCCGCCATGAGCTCTAGGAGTTGGCATTAATCAGCTACTGCTTCAAATTTGTTAGTCAGGTATAGTGGGTACTGGTCATTGTATTTAGCGTCAGCAAGAGCTTTTAAGTAGTTCTGCTCTGCTACACCACCGGGCTCTCCTAGCTCCTCACCACGTTCATTCAATGCGAGGAATAGAGTGCCTAGTAAGAGTACACGTTCATTGTACCTTAGGGATGTGGAATCGTCGTCCCCATCCACCTCTAAGAGGGTCTGTGGGTCATAAAAGTATACTACGGAAGTAAAGGAGGTAGTACTAGCATCAATGCCGGGGGAGAAGGTTATAGCCCATCCATTGGCATCTTGCTTCAAACTGAAGTAATCAGGCCTGCCATCTGTCTTGTAAGTAATATTATCTGTATTAGCCTTATACGCTTTCAGGTTTGATGCATTGACATGGTACTTTATTCTCTGTGGGGAGTCCCCAAAAAAGTACCCAGTTACGATTGGTACACCGTCTAAGTCTACCTGTGGGTGTGCTTCATCGCTATTTAGACCTGTTGAGCCCATTACGTAGGATGCGCCATCATACAGCCCCGCGCTTCCAAAGGTAGCAGATGTCGTCTGGAGAATTACTAACTTCTCGTCTGCACTCCAGTTGTGTTCTTGGCCTACCTCAGATAGAATCTGATTAAGGAAGTCTGCAATAAGGGTAGAGTAGGAAGTCTGAGAAACAGAGGTTACCTCGCTCTCTCTCAAACGCCTAAGGACTTTATTTACAAGCTGTAATTGTGTGGCCATTGATACCTTAAAATTGGACTAGGGGCCTTGATTCAAGACCCCCAGCCACCTGTCAATTACTCAGGAACGATAAGTGCTACACCGCCTTCAGGACGCAGAACACCAGTATCAAAGATAATATCAGCAGTAAACAAATCTGCAAGATATTCCTGTTTGTACTGAGTCTGTGTACGCGGACGCTGCTGCTCAAAGAGCGTCAGAGCCTCCTTCTGGAAGATAAGCACAGCACGTTGGTCAAGGTCGCCATTGTCGTCATCCACAATCGGTGCGTTCGTTGAAACGTAGACCGGGACTCCATAGATGTCTGCAATCAAGCCTGACCGAATCTGGTTAGCAGAACCTGCTTCACCAGTCGAGGAGTACTGACTGTACGTACGAAGGTCATTCGACGTACCAATACCACCCAAGATGTTGCTCTTCTCCACTGGGGGAACAATCATCACACGTCTAGCCGAAGGCACGTCATCGTCATCAAGACGCTGCAGTGACCGACGAATAGCTGCGTCAGTTAGTGTTGATGCATTACCAGTTGTTGCATTATCATACAACGTAGTACCGTCATTACCAACGTAGGCCGTATCCCAATGTTCTGGGTTAGTAGCCTGACTCCACTGCACAAAGTTGGAATCACCGAAGCCAGCACCCTCACGGAGGATGTTAGTATCTACGAGCTTAGAAAGCGCGTAGCCAGCGTCGTCAGTGTAGAACGAACGGTATGTGTCAATTGCCTGCACCTTAGCGAAATCCTCAATCAAACGAGAATACTCAAAGTGCTGGTTAATTGTGAAAGTCTTATTCCCTTCTGTGTTCGCAATGATAGTAACCGCAGTGGTTTCTGCCTTTGCGTTTGCAGATTCACGAGTCGGGGTCGGGATGTGAACAGTATCGCCTTTCTTGCCAACGTGGTCCATTGTAACCACGAGAGGGGCAGCTACAAGATTGCTCTTGTATGTACCGATAATCTCATCCGACCATAACTCAGGAATAAAGACTCCTAACTCGGTTGTGGCGGTAATACCACCAGCGCCGGGATAAGTAGCTGTTGCCATTTTATTTACCTATTAGTATATAGTCAATTTAAAAAACATCTAAAAAGAGTTCTTTAGTCAACTACGCGGCCTTCCTTGTATGCTTTAGCAATAGCCTCTGAATTAGCATGTAACCAGCGTTCGGCTTGGTCATCTCCTTGCTTTGAGGCTATGCGTTTATTCATAAGCTCGTAGCGTGAGAACGTCTCGTTACCGGACGAAGTGGCTGAACTTGCAACACTGCCTCTTTCGAGACTAGCATTAGCTAAATCAGCTCTATTTGTTACATTCTGCTTAGGGGCTGTGCTGTCACCATACATGTCGAGCAGCTCAGTTGCGGCCTCTAGGTCATTCTGACTTGCTGCAACAGCGAGTCTCTGCCTATAAGGCTTTTCTTGAACCCATCCTTGAAACTGAGCGTCAGAAGTAGTTTGTTCCCATTCTGGGTACTGATTAGTGAGCTGCTGCTCAATCAGTGCCGATTTCAGAGTGGCAATTTCCTTCTCCATGTCGTTCAATTGTGGGGAAACACTGCGTTGGATAGCCACTTCTGGGTTATCCCACAGGTCGTCCACTGTAAGCGGTTCCTCGGGTATCGTTGGTTCCGCCGGTTGAGATTGTAGGGCTATGAGTTGGTCAACTGTTCGCCTCATCTGTCCTAGGTCATTCCCTTGCTGTGAGTACGTCTTTTCAAGTTGTACGTAGCTTTGGGCTATTTCCTCAGGGGATTTATTAGCAAACTTGTCAGGCATAGCGAACCCGTCATCTTCGAGACGAGCAGCATGGTTTTCCTGAGCGCTTGTAATTTCGTCCTCAAGCTCTTGTCCGACGCCATCGCGTTTTTGGACATAATCTTCATATCTAGCCATAAGTATTCTCCTCTTAGTGGTACTTATTATTTATCATCTAGGTAGCGAGTGTTGTTAGTATCTGACACCTGCTCCCTATTTTTAGACCTCTGCATCTTCTCCCATTTCCAAGCAGCAGTAGGCATATCTGGGTCTACTCCTTGCCTGATGGGAAAATGTGGTGCAGAGAGCTGTCTTGTGGCTAAAGCGCCACACTCGTCACACTCCATTTCTCTAATCTCTGTATTGACTAGATGGGCTGTAACGTGTTCGTTCTCACATTTAAAGTTAAATAGCAGCCGAGGCATTATCGTCTTCCTCCCCATCAAAAACGTCTTCAGGTGGGTTCTCAGCGTACTCCTTTTCGAGTGCTACCATCCTTTCAAGGTCAAGCAAAGACTTCATAACCTTAACTCCTCCGCGAATTTCACGAATCTGCCCATCGGTCAGCTCGTTTTCCGTGAGTCTAGCTACATTGTCTTCAAATTGCTGGAGCACTGAATCCATCAAATGCTTTCTCCAACCTTGCCCTGCAAACATAGCTTCCATATCGTCAAAATACTTCCGCTGGTCTTCTGTTAAACTCATTGTCCGCCTCCATTATTAGTAGTTGGTGAGTTGTTTTGTTGACTACGAATCTGCTCCTGCTTAGTCTTGTTGTCGAGAACTTTACCAGCAAGGGTTACGCGCTGTTTATTGGCATCCTTGTTGAGCTTCTCGGCTCCAGTAACTGCATTTGCAGCCATGATTTCAACCTTGTCATCTTCAAGCTCCGCAAGCACCATTTCTCTATACGTTTTAGCTTCTGCCAAGGATGCTTCTGCCTGCTTTTTAGCAGCGTCAGCTTCTTCTTTTGCAACTTCAGCTTGACGGGCCCGCAATGCGAGTTGTTCCATCTGCTTCTGCTGCTTTTGTTCCTCTTCACTGGGCGGCCTAGTGAGTTGCTCGAAAGCACTCCTAAGTTCTTGCTCATTTGCAGAGGTAGTATTCGTTAGGATTGCTCCTAGTATAATCTTGTGTGCCTGACTCTCGGGGGGCACGAACCCTATGAGCTGTGTTAGCTGTGACTGCTCGTATTCCCTAGCCATAATACCCATAGTCGAGTTGACCCTGAGTTTATAGTCAGTAGGGAACTTCTCTGGGGAGAACTGCATGTAGCGCCACAGAGACTTCTTGACCACATCTTGCAAGTAACACTCTGCATTGTGCATGGTCAGTTTGGCTCGTTTAATAAACGCACCATTCATCTGTGACATACCTGAAGCTGTCTCGTTTCTGCGGTTTATCCCCATTGGGGTAGCAGAATCCATTGCTCCCGTGCCCATCTGTACCATTCTCTCCAAATCCCCAGACTGTTGGAAGGTCGCTGGGTTAATTGGGGGAAACTGGACGGGCTCCAGTATCTCAGAAGGACGGCCTCTAGTCATCCAAATCTTACCGGGTCTAACCCGTAAGTCTGGGTTCCTAGGCATCCTAGTGACATCAGCACCCATCATTGGGGCTGTTACTAAGGCAAGAGCGTCAATCCTTGCTCTAAGCTCTGCATCAAGGGCTTTCTGAGGGTTGTAACCCTTCTCTCCTACACCCCTTCCCCAGAACTCACCCGGCACCTTCTCGTGCGAATAAGCCACTATAGGTCTATCCTTCATAGTGAAGGGGGACTCAACTGCTTTTAGTAGAAACGCTTCATTTGCTAACACTATAATAGCCTCTACTCTGCCATCATAGTCTGGGGTTGACCCTGGGATGTACTCTGCAGGCACCCTAGCAAAACACTCAGTAATTAGTACTGAATCGCATATATCATTCCGTTTTGTGTTAACACCATCCAGCTTTGGAAGATTCGGGTAGCCTCCCACATATGGAGGTACATGCCCCTTTCTATAGATACCACGACCTTGCTTGTCCTCAACGATGTGACGAGGCAAAAGCATTTCGTGTGCAACATATTGGGCTTCCTCTACGGTCTTGGCTGATGGGTCAATCAAGAACTGGTCTGGGCGTATTGCCTGTAGGTCAACCACCACTGTAGAAGTCAACTGTACGTCCAGAGAGCCGTCAGGCATCCGCTTAGGCGTCCTTTCTATCTTTTCACGCACATCAATCTTAGATATACCTGTGCCATACAGAGCTCCTAGCAAGTAGGTCTCGCGCACTGCATCAGGCACTTTATTCAGTTCAAACTCTTCTAGGAGCAGGTCCCTGAGTTGTGTAGCATCCTCCTTCTCTTGGTCTTGGATATTATCATCAATATCAATCCATGCCTTGCGCCCAAAGGTGGCTTCTGTCATCTCCGCCACAGTCATTTCAATGGACTGTTGTAGGGCTGGAGCTATAAGCTTAGACCGCTCAGAGTTACGAGTCTGGTCTTCTGGGGCCCACATACCACGCCAGAGGCGGGTGTAGTCTTCCCAACGAGCACGTCTTCCTTCAGAGTCCCTATGAACCCTAGCTTCTTGTAGTTTAGGCACAATATACGATATAACACCCATCTGCCTGACAGGCTCTCCCTCATCTGCCTTAGCGTTTTGAGGGTCGTAGTTATGTCCAAATTGGTTAGGTATTCCGGCCATTTAGTATGCTACCATGTCGTCTAATGGAACCCACTCGTCAATGCAGTCTGGGCCATCGTAGAAGGGTATCGCAATCTGGTCAATGTAGGATAGTGCGTCCAGCATATCGTTTTTTGCGATTGGGCTCGGGAAGTCTTCTGCCTGAGATATGAAGGCTTCTATCCACTTCTCTGAGTCCTTTAGTTTTGAGTCGTCTTCCAGTTGAACTCGGCCTTTCTCGGCCCGTCCTGATAAAGCCCATTCAATACGCTCTTCTTTCTTCTGGTTACCGTGGCTTAGCGGCTCCACGTTGAAATAAATCCCTAGTCTATTCATCTCATCTTGCATATATGGGAGTACTGCAGACATTGATATAGTCTTTTCAATGCCAAACTTGACTGGTCTGTACCTGTGGTAAGCTCGAACAAGCCTTAAGGCGCACTCACGTACATCCCAACGACCAAATTCAATCTTCTTCACGTACCAACCGTGCTCATGGGCCTTGACAACGGCAATAGCGTGGTCTGAGCGTCTTTCTACTCTCCTACCTTGCTCTGCCTTCTCAAACCCTGCCAAGTCACAGCAGATGTAGTAGTCTCCATCACTAGGCTCATGCTCAAGTACTGAGAACATGTCCCCTTTAAGGAATAAACCACCACCTGACTCAAATGATGCTTCATACTCTTGTGAGAACCTCTCTTTAGAGAGTCTTACCTTCTTCTTCTCTACCTCTTCCTGAGATATGAAGGGAGAATCTAGGGTCTTAAACTGCCAAGATTTGTACTCTGGGGAGTATTGGTACTTGTCCCCATCCATTGAGAACCCTTCTCCCTCTTTGAGGTTGCCCATGCACCAAGTCTTGTAGAAATGGTTCTTACCTGCAGGCGTTCCAATAAAGAGGGCTCCCCCTTGACTCCAAGCCAACGCAGGCTCAACAATCATGTCCCAGACTTCCTCCTTCATAAAGGCATACTCGTCTAGAACTACATAAGAGAGACCGACACCTCGTAGTGAATCAGGTCTATCAGCACCTTTAATGCTAATACGCCTTCCATTCTTTAGTATCAGAGTACCCGTGTTCTCGTACTTCTTGTCAATTAAATCTTCGCCAATCTGTTTAAGGAGTGGCCAGAGGATTTTCTTTCCTTGCTCATAAGTAGGCGCAATATAGTACACTTCCTCAAGAGCTAGTGACCTAACCTCCCCGTCAGGCATCTGCTTCTCGTCCTTAGCCGCCTCGACAAATAATGTCAAGGCAGCCAAGTAGGATTTGCCGAAACGCCTTCCAGCAGCTACAGCTTTGAAGCGTGTTTCATCTTCAAATATCTCTTGCTGGTGGGGGTGTAAGTCAACGTGCAAGGCTAATTAGCCTTGTTTACCGCGACTATCACTCTGGGAACTGCCTGAAGACTGGTTTGCGCTTGGAGAAGCGCTAGCCGGTTTAGCCTTCGTCTGTTCCTGAAAGCGAGTCCCCGAGGCGCTCTTCGGAGTCTGATAACTCGGGAGAGGTGCTGGTGATTGCTTGCTGGACATCTTGATTACCTTCTTCTATGGTTACGTTTTTGACTTCAGGCTGTTCGTGAGTACCAATAGTAATAGAAACCTTATCTACTACCTCTTTGTCCTCCGCGATGCCTTTACTCATGTGTAGCTCCAGTAGCAGTTTAAGCATTGTTCGGTCTCCCTCTAATGCCAGCTCAACTGCCTTATCCATCAACTTAGGAAGCTCTGGAGCCGCCTGCTCTCTAAGTTGTACCTCAAGCGATTGCTTAAGGATTGTTAATTTGTTCTTAGAACCCCTAGGTCTACCGGCAGGGTTACCTGACTGGCCTTTTACCCATTGACTAGAGTTCTTTTGTGGGGATACCTCACCCATTGTTACGGCGTGGCGTCGTTACCAACAACCGCCCAATCGGTTGTGATAGTTTCGCCAAATGCTGCGGCCGCCGTTTGTAGTTTTGCGTCCCTGTCGCCGGAGTCGATGCTTACAATAATCGGATTATGGTGCGCCTTGAATTGCTCCGCATAATCTAGCGACTCCTGCAAAGGACATATTTCCTCGCTACGCCCGGCCCAGCTGTCGGCGGTTGCGGTTGCGTCGCGTTCCGTTGTGCAAATCAGGGGGTCGTACAGCTCTATAAATTTGTCTATTTCCTGCCGGTTTTGCGGGACTAAATGAGCAATAGCAAATCCGACGTGCCGGAATCCATTTGCCTGTTGTGCACGATATATAAGGTCCGCAAAGAACCGCGTTCCAGTATGCGGAATGGTAGCAAGCAAAACATTTTTCTGCCCTTTTCGCGGCCTGACTACTTCCAAAATTCCTTCAAATGCTTTAGTCATACTCGTTCACCATTGAACCGTCGTAGAAGATGTTCCAGTTCCGGGAAACGCTGCAACCGCCGCGTCAACCCAAAACCACGTAGAACGTCCACTTGTAAGATTATATGTACATGTAGGGTCCGATACTAAAAACACCGTCCCCGCCGAATCCGTGATGCTATAGATAAAGTCCTCGCCAACATCCGAACCCATACCAAAAACTATGGTTCCACCGGCAATAGCAGTGTTTGCTTCGTATGGTTGCAGCCCATTCACAAGTCCATCAATCCATGAACCATACGGGTATTGCGTATCCCACCCCGTAACCACCCCGTAAAAACTGGCACTATTAAAGTTCACCACAACGGAACCGCCTGGACCATCTGGAGCTTCTCCTACTACTGTAGGGATAGAGATGATTGAGTTACTGTTGGTATTCGAGGGCATATCTTAAGTGGCGTATAGGCCTGTGACAGTACCTGCGGCAGCTTCTAAGGACTTAATCTGGATAGGATGGTACCCAGCCTTAAGGGTTCTAGTAATAGATGTTCCCTTGACTGTGGTATACTCATATTCCCCATCAGTGTCCACTGTAAAGCCTCCTGTAGTGGCTTGGACATCACCTATAGATAGTACTGTCTCGTCAACTGCTGGGTTAATATACATTGCTGGCATGGTTTGTTACCTGTGTGAGTGGCACCCCCCTGAAGGGGCACAAAGGGGCGGGTCAGTAGATTCTCCTACCTCATCCTGTTGAATTGTCCCATCTTGGTCCTCATCTGCCTCAACTAGGGCAGAATAGCACTTACCGTCTTCTAGGACAGATATGCTCAAATAAGGGTACGGGACTCTGTAATAAGGGTATTTGACCCCATTTATCGTGATAAAGAGCACTGTGTCTTTAATCGTGCTCTGGTCGAGTAGCTGTGCATCTTCTGTATGAGTAGGGAATGTCCATGAGAGGATTGCTGTTGCTACTAGTAGTATCCTCATAATAGGAGCGGGGTTCTAGCCCATTGGCAGGACTCTGCCATGCGTGGCATGAGCTAGAGAAACCCCTTTAAATTGGTATTATTGCGGTTCTGCTGGTATGCGCCACGTGATGAGGGCTTTAAACTTCTCATCTTCGTCCTTTGTCTTTCTTCCCTCTACATACTCCACTGCTACAGCTTCATATGTGTCATTGGTATAGAAGAAGTTGTTAATAGCGTCTGCTAGGATATCCCACGAGTGGCCATAAATTATCTGAACACCTGATATTGCGGGCATAATGGGAGTTCCCCTTAAAAAAGATACAATGCAACCATGCAACTGTTTTCAGGCGAGTGTGTGTGTGTACATACACGTATTTACCGTTCTTTTCTAGAGCGGAGTCTATAAACGAAGCGATAAACACCAGTACTTTAACAATAATGGTATATTAGACAATAAAAAAGAGCAAAAGTTCAATTTATTTTACAAATACGTTTAAAAACAACATGTTACAGTTTCGCTCCTTTTTGAGTCGCTCTTGTGCCCCCTGTTATGCGCTTAATAAAAACAAAGTGACCATCCTAGTCCGCCCCTAAACACACCCTTAGGCCGAGCCTAGGGACGCTACACGTTGTTTTCGCTTGGTTTAGGGTCTTACCACCACCCTGCCGCTACTCTCGTCAGGGGCCCGCTGGCGGCCTCTAGTGCCCTGTGCTGCTAATCCCCGTTTTTTGCCCTCTGGTGTACAGATGTGGGTGCTTTTTTCTTTTTCGTGCCCTTCACAGGGGGTGCCCCCCGCCGACCACCACGTGGACAGCCAGCCCGCATTGATTGACGACACGGTTTTTTTATGAATGAAAAACACGGTGCGGCTACCACACCACACTAGGCCAAGTCAAGGTCAATTGCTATTGTATTATCATTCTACTTATGTTAGGCAGGGGAAACACGTTCACACTATCCAAGCAATTACAATAGGCATAGGGGGTTGTATTGTTTCCAATAGTGTGGTTCACAATGCCCACCATTAGGTGGTTACACTTGTGGAAACAGGTTGCGCGGACAGGTCTGTTAGTGTAGCAGAATCAGTGGCTTTACTTGGCTAGGTTTGCTACTATAGTGGGGTATTAGTGTTCTTTAACAATATGGTTCTCTGAGTTATGCCAAAGCTTTGGGGCTTTGCCTGTGCCTGTATGTGACAGCATTGCTGCAAGTATCCTGCAAGTAGCATAAGAGAATCAGCCGGATTCAACTTGTGGTAACAAGTTTGTTGAACAAGTCAAAAGCCACAAGCGCAACACAACACTTCCCTAAACTAAATGAGAGTAAATAGTTATGAGTATTTCCAATAGTGTTAAGAGCAAAGCCGAAGCATTAGGTGTAACTGATTCAGAGCTTGAATCAATTAAAGGCACAGGCAGTAGAGGCAATATTTTGATTGCTGATATTGTTGCCTTTGTTGATGCCCGTTCAGAGTCTGCGCAGGGTTCACTACAAAACGTGATATCCGAAGCACCAAAGCCAGAGGTTAAAGTGCCGAGCGTGGTCAATCAGAAAGCAATTGAGATTCTTACAATTGCCGTGACTGACTCCCTTGATGCTGAAACACAACGACAGGCGGCGCTGGTTAAAGCTCAGGGAGTCTATGTAACGCATACCCACGCGGCTATAGAGTGTGAAACATTTGCAAGCTATAAAGCCACGACAGCATTCCTGATGCATCAGATACAGACTAACGCTGATGGAATTGCCGTTCGCATGGGTTGCATTATCGGAAAGCGTAAAGACAAGGAAACAGGTCAACTGTTATACAAGTTGCCTAGTAGCTGGAATACCGCTACGAGTTTCCTGCGATACGCCAAAGAGAATGCTTTGCCTTTAGTTGATGCAGAAGGGCGCGTTCTAAGTTTTGAAACAATCAAACAATCAGTGATTGATGCAAAAACGAAGGACAATCCTGATGAAGATAAAATTGACAAGGCAGTACGCGAAGCAGGTGAAAAATGCGAGGGTATTAAAACTCGTGGAAAGCATCTGAATCCCGAAGTAGCCGAGCTTTATAGCGAGCTAATGACAGGCGTAAGAGCATGGGTAATGTCTCACAATGTCAACGGTGAATATTCTCGCCTTGATTGCACCGCAGTTGTTGAGCGGTCAATTGAAATACTGAGAATCACACCAGCAATGATAGAGGCCGGTGTTTCCGCAGCTGATGAGCTTTCAGAAGCCGTGATTGAAACAGAAGCCGAAGTTGATGCAGACTCCATACAGGGTGACGTTGATGCCATTATGGAAGCTTTGGCAGGGGATGCAGAATGACAGCCGCATATAGGCAGTTATTAAAAACGCGCGAAGGTCTGAACGATATCCAGAATGAGATTGAACAGACACAAGCTTATTTAAATAAGCAAAAGAAAAAGCGCAAAAGACAGCATCTGCATCTAGTTAACCTTGCAGTCGAAAATGGTATGCAAGACTGCCTGTCAGTCAATATCAGAAAACTTGATGTATACCTTGAGCGGGGTATTGACGGTTATGGCAGAGAGTTAGTAAAGAAAAAGTAAAATTCGCAAGTGCGCGATTTAGCCCAGTCAGAAATGGCTGGGCTTTTTTTTGTCTCAAATTCCATAGTGGCACAAGTCTGTGCCCAGAAAGCCCGTGATATGTCTGGGCTACCAAAAACCCTTATCAAAGTACGGCACACAAAACCCAAGAATACGGCTCGTGGCCGTCAAATGGACAGCTCACACGGGCTGCCTGATTAGCTTGCAATATCCCTTGATTTATGAGATAATATGTTTGTGGATGGGGTATTGCGTGTGCGATACACCCATTTGCATTTCACGGCTTGTGGTAACAAGTTATTGTCACAAGTTATTGGCAACAATTGAAGTGAGGAACATTAGCAATGCGATTGCATAGTTGTGAAGGCAAGCTGGTACGCTTGTCAGAACGTGGAGTTACACCACCTGACCTGCCTAATGTGGCAAAAGGTGGTATGTACCGCGTGGGCAAGACAGATGGTATGTATACCAACTGTTTTGATAAAGACAACAATCTTTTCTTTATTGCAGCATGGACTGAGGTAGTGACATGAGCAGACGCAGGGCAAAGCGTAACAAGCGGATACGTAACCAGCAACAGCAGACTGAGACTCAGTTTGAAGCTGGTCGTCAAGAGCTTTTGGATAAGATGCAAGTAAGGCGCATCCATTCAAAGGGTGGAACAACGATGGGGGAAGCACTGGCTAGTCAGTTCGCTCAAGTGAAGCAAGGATTGCACACTACATGAGCGCACATCATTGGTTAGCCTTGGTATCCTTGGTGGGGTTGGTTGCGGCCAACCTCATCAAGGTATATCTACCACGTAAGTATTTGAATCTGCGGGCATTAGCAGATTTACTTATTTTTATCAATCTAGGCGTGTTCTTCTACGCCGCTTTTTTTACTCACTAAAAGGAGTACGGCTCATGGGTCAGGCATCATTAGTAGCAGCCAAACCATTGCCGAGCTACTTGGCATCCCCTAAAACCTCACGTAGGCATCCTCACATACATGACATTGTAGAGGCTAATATCTGTGGTCACAGGCACGTAGGCATAGTGACTGAATTGCTCTCCACACAATTTGTTTTCGTTGACTCAGGGGGTACATCAAGGTTTGCCTTCTACACTGACAAGTGGGGGAAGGTGTTATGAAACTCTTAATGTGCGATTCCTGCTTTGACGTATTCAAACTCGCTATAGGCGAGGTCAGGCAATGCTCTTGTGGCAAGTGCAAGGGTAAGTATGATGATGATGGTCACAGGGCTTCCACCAATGGTGAAGGTATGTGCATCGCCCTTGACAACAATACAATCTTGCCACATCTGAGGCAGCTTGATAGAATCAATGCAAGCCTTTCAGCAGAATATGGTTCTTTACCCATCACAGCATGGGTGAGGCCACATACAGGTGCGGGCAATCCGCGTTCATCAATTGATGTTGATTTGGAGATAGAATGAATATGTTTATTGTAATGTCACTAGTTAATAGCACTGCTACTTCCAGCAGTTTTCAGACGTTTGAAACTCTCGATGAGGCTGAGGAGTTCGCTTCTGAGAAGGCGGCTGATGCCACTTATCCCAAATCACGTTATGTGGTGACTCAGGTGGTGTGCGTCAAGAAGCAGGTGCGTGAGCCTCTCACTATGTCAGGCAAGTCCTTTGCCTTAGAGCGTGAGGATGCCTTTGCGAATAAACCAGCACCACTACCACCACAAGGCCGGAGATAACATGAAAAAGCCTTTATATTTCATATACATACTAGCGTTGGCTGCTGGCTTGAACATTGGTTTGTTCTTTGTCAGCTTCATGCTAGGGTATATGCTTGGCCTTGCTACGTTGTGTCAAGGTGAACCACTACCTCCACCAACGTACCCTGCCAAGCTAGAGTGCATTGACCATCCCACTAACCCTGCAGTCTACCCATGTGCAGTTGTCAGAATGGACGGGTATCACGAACCCTTCTGGACTGAGAATGGTGTAGCAAGACAAAGGAAGATTGAGTTATGAGAACTCGTACACTGTATCTCAACAAGCGTGTTACCACGCATAAGAGCTACTCCACAGTCACTCTTGGCAATGCTCCTACCAGAACCCTGATTGACCGTACTACTGTAGAACACGGGTGGGTGCTGCACAAGCAAAAGAATCAGGTTGGGTATGTCACGTGCTGCTCTAATGCTGACCTCAAAAGGTATTTGGGGAAGCTGGTTCACTTACCTAATACCAAAGAGCTGACAGTAACTCTCAGCACTGAGGCCATTGATGAAACCTCTATTGTACTGACGCAACACAACCGCAGGGAGCGGTATGGTGCGCTGGAGCAGGTGAAACTTGATGGGTACATGATGGGCTGCTGGTCACATGGTCTGTTGTGTCGCTACTATCGCTACGGCTATCGCTACATTACATTGGAGTACTGAGTTATGCAGAAAAGAAACATAGTAGCTTTCATGCTGCAACGTGACAAGAGGTACAACAAGCAGCACCAGAAACCTCTGCCTATGGAGTTGCAGATTCCTCTCAAGGACGTTACACCTAAACCACCTAAGCTGAATCCTGAGGTGTCCTCAAATGACTTGTTCCACTACTGGTATCAAATCTTCTCGACAGGGAGGTCTGACCGCTACGGCCTCACAAGAAAGCCTGCCACGTACACGGTCTACAGGGACGCGGAACAGTGGGGGTATACTAGCAACATCATATCAGGTGTCGGATGGTGTAAAGCTGCCACCCGTTTTTTTAAACGAAAGTACCACATTAAGGCCACCCCTGTCTCAGAAGTAATGGCAGGTATTCAACATCAACAGAAACTCTTAACCCACAATGGGTAGTCACATACCTAACGAAGGAGCGTACGATATGCCACAAGAGAAGCAGAAAAAGAAGGAACCTAACAAAGACAAGCCAATGGTCTTTGTGTATGGCACACTTAAAAAAGACCATCCCAATCATGGGTACTTGCGCCATTCTGAGTTTGTCCGTAGAATGTACCTCACCAAAGACTTTTACATGGTGAGCCTTGGTGGGTTCCCTGCTATTGTCAGTTCACATGACATTGAAAAGCCTCCGAAAGCATTGGGCAAGCCTTACCATATCTACGGTGAGCTTTACCGTGTCAATGCTGCAACCCTCGAATCCCTCGACTGCCTCGAAGGTCACCCTGACTTTTACTCAAGGAAGCAATTAGATGTTCATGATATGGAAGAAAATGCGTGGGTATATGTACTCCCCAAATCGTACGTTGTGGATGATACCCTCAAAGCCCGCGCGGGGCTTAGTTCTGCGCTTATTTCCGAAGGCGTTTGGCTTCCAACCGATGAAGAAGCCACATGGATGCGTGGCCTCACAGATGAAGGAGCAACAATCAATGTTAAATAAAGATACTGACCACGTTTATCTACTGGTTCCTGTCCCTACTGGCACTAAGCGGGGGTCGAGGCAAGACGTGGTGTATGCTTCATTCCTGTCTACCTCGCTACGTATGTTTGCCTCTATTAGCTTCAAGGGTCGTCCAGCAGACAACTGTTGTGGGGCGTGGCATATGTGGGAGCCTCGCGTATCTTTGGGGCGGTGGAATAAAGAGAAGTCTGTATGGGGGAACACCGAACCGCCTTCCAACTACCACTTTGATATTGATAAGTACCTGCCTAAAGGGTCTGTGACAACACCAGAAGAGTTTGAGCGGTATGCGTGGGCGTGTCTTGCCAATGCTGTAGCTGCTCATTCCTGCTCAGTGCGTCAGGCTGCTGCCTTCTGCCAAGATGGAGATAGAAAGAAGGTTGACAGGCTGGCAGAGGAAATGACTTACCTCCAGCGCACGGTGATTAACAATGCTACAGGGGCTGAGGCTATCTCTGTACGCGGGTACATGACTGACTTGTTGTGTTACAATACCTGTGATGTAGTAGTGCATCACCACAAGTTCCCTTCATCACATGGGGAGTATATGTGCAATGGGTACTGTATCACCTTTGAGCGTGTGCCTTGGCGTGGCACTGCGCAGTCTGTGCCTAAGTCACAGTACATTAGCACACACAAAAATACTTTAGTGCAAGCCAAAGAAGGCACTAAAGGTCAATGGTAACAACAACGTGAGGAATAGATAATGTCTTTTACATTTGGTGCTGACCCAGAAGTATTCGTTTCGGACAGGCGTACAAATAGCCTTGTGCCTGTATGCGGTTTGTTAGGGGGGACTAAGAAAGAACCTAAGCGCATGAAAGGTATGAAGCAAGGCTTTGCTTATCAGGAAGATAATGTCATGGCCGAGTTCAATGTGCCTCCAACTGGCGACCTTAATATGTTCATGGTGAACATACACACAGGTCTACAGGGTGTGCGTGATGCCTTGGCTGATAAAAACCCAAACCTTGATGTGGTAAGAGGCAACGAGTTTCTGTTTAACTATAGCAAGCTCAATAGTCCTGAGGCTAAGGTGTTTGGCTGCTCACCTGACTTTAATGCTTACACGCATGGGCAGGCTCGTGAGGCTATCAACCCCAATGACTTGCGTGAAACAGAGGGGGAGTGGCGGTTTGCTGGGGGACACGTACACATAGGCACAGACATGATAGGTACAACAGATGATAAGATGCCGCCATTTGTTCTGGCTATGCTCTGTGATGTGCTGATTGGCTTGCCTTCTGTGTCTGCTGATAAGCAAGGGGGTAGACGCAGTAAGTATGGGCAAGCAGGGACGTTCCGCCCAACAAGCTATGGTCTTGAGTATCGTGTGCTGTCTAACTTCTGGGTATTTGAGCGGGAGTACACGCGCAACATTGCGCAGCGACTCTCTGCCCTGAAGTATATGCTGCGAGAGCGCGACATGGACTTCTTCCGCACCCTCATTGCTGAGGCTCCGTGGGAAGATGTACAGGCAGCAATCAACACAGAGAACGAGGAAATGGCTTCCTCCCTGATAAATCACTTTGGTGGCAGAGGGTTACGCATATGAGTATTGAAGCAAGGGGTAGTGACCTGAGACAGTGGATACGGGGAGGTACGTGTATTATTGACAATGCACCTAATGCCATAGCCCACAATATCTCAGTGTCTGAGAGTGGGCGCATGGAAGCGCAGTGCTACAGGCTTAATAGTGAAGGTAAGGTAGAGGCTTTTGCTCATAATGTAAGTGCCAACAATCTCACTTTGTGGTGGCCTCTGATACGCTGTGTCTCCATAAAGCGTAGTGGGTTTGAGTTTGGCCTCAACAGCTACAGGGTAGGGGCGCGTCAGTGGCGCAGAACCTACCACCCTGAGTTTGCCCATGTGGAAATCATCAGGGATTATGATGTGGCTTATGAGTCAGGGGAGCGAGTGAGCCACGTAAGTGCAACTGATGCTGATTATGTGCTTGCCTTAAAGAACTATGAGTACTTACCCTGCGATGAGGCTATGGCGCGTATGCAAGCCAATGATAAGTGCTTGTCTCTTGCAGTCAATGACAACACTGTCCTGTACTATGACGTGAACGGGCGGTTCTTGGTGTACTATCGAGGAGAGTACGTTGCTGACATTGATGCCAGAACCCATTACCTGTCCTGCTTCAAAGAGGGGACAATCGAAAAACGTCTGTCTAAAGCCTTAGGAGTACCATTAGCATGAAGGAAAACACAATTGCACAACTGAACAGGGCTGTTAAGCAAGGCAGGAAGCACCTGTTTGAGCGGCCTAAACGCCTGAGCAAGGGACGACTTCTCTCTGATTGGGCTATAGGGCTAGAGTTAGAGTACGAGGACGTTACTGGTGGCTCTACCAGATTAGCGCGTGATGATAGCCCGTGGGAAGTCACAGGGGATGGTTCCTTGCGCAACATGGGTGCTGAGTTCCGGTTCAAACAAGGACTTGGGGGCAAGGAAGCATTGGACGCCATTGATATGTTCTATGATATCAAGCGCAAGTCAGGTAAGGCATGGGCGGCCAACAGGCGCACCAGTGTACACGTACACCTTAATATGCTCCCCCTCACTTATGGGGAGGTGCAGAGGATACTAGCCGTGTACGGACTTGTTGAGCCAGCACTCTATACCTTTGTAGGGGCAGAGCGAGAGGAGAATATCTACTGCATACCTTTTTATCGAGCAGACAAGGTAGATGTAGGTAGGATTAAAGAGTTGGACATGATGGCTAAGGACGAGAAGATAGACACGACTGATGTTCGTGCGTACTTTCGTCACACCTTCAGACATAACAACAAGTACTCTGGCCTCAACACTCAGTGTCTCGCATCATTTGGCACTCTGGAGTTCAGGCAAGCCCCGTCACTATCACGGCCTAAGCTATTGGTTTGGTTGAACTTATTGACCAGCATAGCCCATTATGGTTTAGAGGCAGAATCGACAGAGGAGATAATAGCCCAGTATGAGGAGCTTGGTGCGTTGCTTTTCTGTCGCAAAGTCTTTGGGGAATACTACTCCAACCTTGACATAAGGGAACTAAACACACGTACTGGCAAGAAACTACAAGCGTTCAATGATGCTGTTGATGTAGTCTCTATTGCCGAGCGTTTAGGGGGTATCTTGCCCGTCAGGAAGGCAGACACTGGTGCTATGTGGCAGATAGGCTCAAGTGTTGTCGGGCGTAGGAGTAAGGAAAGGAAGCCGAAGAAAAAGAGGTTGTATGGCAAGAGAAAGCCTAAGTATTTAAATATGTTACCACCTGAAAATGATATTAACGGTTAAGGAGCAAAACCAATGTGTGGAATAGTTGGATTTATCACCAACGAGACGGAGCAAGGTGCGCAAGTGCGCCGAGCTTACTCAGAGTTGGCCTTAGTACTAGATTCTATCCGAGGGGATGATTCTACAGGCGTGTTCTTTCTTGAACATAAGCCGACAACAGACGCACCCCCTGTCATAAAGACAGATGCAGATGGGTATGCCTTTGTTAATACACCTGAGTATATGGCCTATATGGAAGATGTGTCGGCCTATCGTGCTGTTGTGGGACATAATCGTGCTGCCACTCGTGGGGGAATCTCTCCTGCTGCAGCACACCCGTTCCAAGAAGGGGCAATTACCCTTGTGCATAATGGAACGATACAAACAGGCAGCTTGCCCATAAAGTTTGAGAAGAAGTTAGCGACCACTGTGGACTCTCACCTGCTCACATACAACCTTAGTCAGAAGCCTTACAAGGAGGTTTTAGAGGCTATTGATGGGGCGTTTGCTCTGGTGTGGCATGACTCTAGGGACGATGCTATAAGGGTGTCAAGGAACGGGGAAAGACCCTTACACTTTGTACGGTCATTGGAACAGGATACTATCTTCTTTGCTTCTGAAGCACAGATGCTTACCCTGCTCATGGATAACCTGATGCATCGGTGTACTGACATAATGCAGCCTGAGGTAGGGGAACTATTCACCTTCCATAAAGGTCAAAAGCAGCCTACAAAGGAGGTACTTACCCTACGCCCAAAAGTGCAAGCATATTCCCCGAACCAAAGTTGGGGCAACCGTCACAATGGCACGAGAAACTCGTATTCTGGGGAATCATCTGGTGGTTCGCGCTCGTTCTCCTCATCCGCTACGATTAATAACCGAGGCAAGTACAAGATAGGGTATGAGAACTACAAGCAGGTTCCTGCACCTCTTGCGCAGTACCTAAGGCAGGAAACGGACTACAGTTGCTACAAGTACTACCCGTTCACCCCTCTTAACTCTATTAACTTACATTGCCATAGTGGTCAGACACCTATATGGTCGTCAGTTTTGGGGCGTATTGGTACTGACTTGGTGAATCATGAGGCACTTATCATCAAGCACATCATCCATAAGTATGACAAGGAAAAGGATAACGAGTGGACTGTGCAGCCTATTGGTATGAAGTACCGTGTAGATGAGGCAACAGGGGAGCGTATACCTGTAATCATCTGTCGTGAGGTGCTATACACTGTGCATCAGGAAGCCAGAGAGTGGGGCGTAGCCGAGGATAGGAAAGTAGTGGCTAAACAAGAGGTAAAGGAGAAGGCTAAACACGTAGGAGAGTTCGTAACTGGCCCGTATTCCGTGAAAATACCAGTTACTGAGTATCTCGACCTCACCCGTGATGGATGTGGGTTCTGTCGTCAGCAGATAACTATACCTGAGGCCGATAGACTGTTCTGGCTGGAAGGTGAAGCACATACTCCGGGCTTAGAACCTATCTGTGAGGGTTGTGCAGGTAGTGTGGTCATGGGTGCTGATGGTATAGTATCTGAAGGACGGCTAAACATTTTAGAAATCAAGGAGATACACTAATGCGTTTATTTTTGTATGCTACCCGACCTAGCCGTGGGGCTAGAGCACTCGCAAGAGCGTTGGGTATAAAAAAGATAAGAACAAGCAACTCAAGGTATAAGCCGAGGGCAACTGACGTAATTGTCAATTGGGGTAACACCACTATACCTGTGTTTGCACCTGCAAGGGTGCTTAATACACCACAGGCTGTGGCTAACTCCAGCAACAAGCTGACTACCTTCAGGCTGCTAGAAGAAGCAGGGGTTAACATTCCTCTCTACACAACAGAAGCTGCTAAAGTTGTTGAGTGGCTCAAGAACAACTATGTTGTAGTGGGGCGGCAGTTGTTACGGGCAGGTGAAGGGCGTGGTATTGTCATGCTCGACCCTGCTGACCCTGATGTGCTAGAGAAACTTAAGTGTCCTTTGTACACCTTGTACAGGAAAAAGAAGGACGAATATCGTGTTCATGTAATGAATGGCAAAGTTATTGATGCTCAAAAGAAACGGAGGGCAGTAAGTGATGGCCGATGGAAAGGTGACAACCGTATTAGAAACTCGCTTGGAGGTTGGGTCTTTACAAGAGAAAACATCAGCGTTCCCAAAGATGTTCTTGAAGCCTCGACCAAAGCTGTTGGGACACTTGGACTCGATTTCGGAGCAGTCGATTGCGGCTACTCTGTGTCCAGAGCTAGGGCAACTGTTTACGAGGTCAACTCAGCAGCAGGAGTCACCGCCACCACGCTCGAGAGGTACGCGAAGGGGCTTGAGGAGAACTTCGCCACGGGCTACTCGAAGCCAAGACGAGCAAGACGTGTTAGACGCACGGGCAGAGCAGGAGCGGCGACTTGAGGAGCTGGTAAACACTTCTACTCAGAATCTTAGCGTAGCCCAACTCGACAATATGCCTCATACAAGGGCAATCTTAGAGCGGGGTCGCCAACGAGACGCTGAGGAGATGCAACAAGCCGCTCCACCTAGGGATGAGTCTATGTCTGACAGGATAATCAGGTTAGCTGCACAAGCTAGGCAAGACCGCATAGATGAACGAGTTGTACCAGCAGGTACTTGGGTAAGTGATTGGGATGGGCTAAACAATGGAGAAAATGCCACAACGGATAACACAGTCCGTGTTGTCTTTGATGAAGCGGATAGAGACGGAGGGTCTGACGGAGACGCAGATAGCGAATGAAGTCAGGAGTTTGGCAACGAATTTTCGGAGTGAATATGATGGAAATATTAAGATTGATAGAGCAACAACAGAAGAAGAACCCGCAGAAGAATAGTTTAATTCCTGTCGGGGCAATTAAAGTTTGGGAGCCGGGAAAGAACTACTTGTCCGACTCTAAACGTGTTACGCAGGACGGTACTAACACCAATAGGACTGCTGATATGGCCGGAGGATACGAAGAATTTCAGTTTTCCTGCCGAATAGCTGGAACTTTCTGATGTTTTTGCTGTCCAATACTGTGTTATTGTTACGTGTTATTGTACAGCTTTTTCTCTTGAAAGAAAAAGAGTGAACAGTTCACCTGAAAACAATATAGGATACATGGGGTTATGTCTAGACAAGACGCATTACTAGAAGCTGAGGCAGTAGCACTGAACCTAGCTCCTAGCGATAGGACGAACCACTTTACCTGCCCTACCTGTGGAGGTGGTGCAAGTAGAGAGAAGTCCTTTGTCGTGTGGAAGAATGAGGATGGGTTAGGTATTGGTTGGAAGTGCTACCGCGATAAGTGCAATGAGGCAGGGTTCAAGGCTGAGAGTGGCTGGCTACCTGCTAATGTATCAGAGAGTAGACCTGCACCCCGTACCCGCCCTTGGAAAGGCGAACAGTTGAGGCTGACGCGGGAGCAGGACACCTTTCTTCTTAACCTCATAGGCTTTACTAAGGTGCATAAAAGAACCTCAGGAGTACGGTTCGCACCAGAAGCAAACAGATTTATTTTTCCTATATTCTCCCCTGACATGGAACGCAGGGGGGTTGTGCTAAGGTCGTACACAGGAACAAAACCTAAAGCACTGAC